CGACGGGGTGTCGGTTTGGCAGACGGGCGGGAAGCTCGTGTACAGCAACCCGGGGCGCGCCCAGGCCCAGCGGAGCGCGGCCCGCAAGCTGGGTGCCAGGACCGGCGCGCAGACGGTGCTGCGGGCCATCGAGGGCGGCTTGATCGACCGCTGAGAAAGTCCAGCCAGGACTGGAAGAGTTGCCAGGGTGGCGCACCCTGGTAGGTCTACCTAGGTATGCCACAGTGAGCCGCGGCCAATTTCGGCCGTGTTCATTGACTCCTAGGGAGATCCCATGCAAGCATTTTTCGATGTCCTGGCAGAACTGTTCGGCATTCCCATCACTGGCGGGGGCCGTTGATCAGTTGGCAGCCTGCGCCGCCCCGATGGGCGGCTCTTCCAGCCAGCCATGGTCCCGCGCGAAGTAGGCGGCGGCCATGGTGGTTTTGACACCGCAGCGCTTGCGGGCGCTTTCCATGTGGTGTTCGACGGTGCGGGGGCTGATGCCCAGCCTCTGCGCCGTCTCTTTACTCGAGAAGCCCTGCAGCACGTGGCGCAGTCCGGCCAGCTCCTGCTGGCTGAAGGGGCAGGCCTCGACGTGCAGCGAGGCGAATCCGGGGATGCAGGCGTGGGCGGCGTGCAGCAGCTGGCCCAGCATGGGGACCATGCGCGAGGTGTCGACCTCGGGCGCGTCGGACCCGAAGCACAGCACGACGCCGCCGCGGCGCTCGCGGGCGACGACGGCGATGCCGCTCATGTAGCCGGGGAGTTCCAGTCCGGGCTCACCGTTCGGCGAGAAGAGGATGGGGACCGGCGTTTGCCGCAGGCGGTGGACGAGGCGGGCGATGCTCCAGTGGCTGACGGCGCGTACGTCCTCGGCGGACTCGGCCGGGGCGTTCTGGAAGACCTGGATGACGTTGGACAGGTTCTCGTCGCTGTAGCGCACGGCCAGGTAGTGGGCGAAGCCGGCGAGTTGGCAGGCTTGGGCGAGCAGCTGGGCGAACTCTTCGGGCGAGGCGGGTGCGGCGAGGGTTGGGGCGTAGTCAGCGGCCATTGGATCGGTAGAAATACGGGGGCAATCGGAAAGGTTGCTTACGGCCTGCTGCCTGGGGACACTGGCTCTCGTCAAGAGCCTGCGATGTTAGGGGGGCATGCAGATGAGAAAGCCCCCGTTTCCCACCAAGAAGGGACATCGATTTGTGGGGTGTGTTGTATTGGGAGGGAAACCGTGCCAACAGCGGTGCCCAAGAATGAAGGACTGCAAGACCTGTTCGAGTCGCTCGATGCGGCGCACGACATGCTGCAGGGTGTGGACGTGCTGCTGAACAGCAACGCGACAACGGCGCAGCACCGCAGCGCGCGTGCGCTGCTGAGCTTGGCGGTGGACATGGTGGCGCAGTCGCGCGAGCTGGCGATGGCCATGCACGTCTGACAACCGCGCTTGCGGCGCGCCGGACTGCCAATGTCCGGGGGGGCCGCCTACTGTGCGAGGCCTATGCCCCGCAAATCCCGTGACTGGCGTGAAGAGCTCGACCGCGTGAACTTTCGCTGCGGCTTGTGCCGCGGCGCGTTCTCGGCGGCGCCTGACCTGGTGGAGCCCGCGCCGGAGGAGGAGCACCACCCCTGGCGCTACTTCGCGGCGTGCCCCCATTGCGGTGCAAAGGACCAGCCCCAGGCGGCCTGGGAGCGCAGCCTGCTGAAGGCGCACCAAACCGCCACGGGCCCCCGCACCCCGGAGGGAATGGCCGCGACGGCGGCGAACCTGGACGGCCACCCGACGGCCGAGGAGGCGCTGCGCACGCGGTTCAACGCGATGAAGCATGGGTTGAACGCGCAGGTGGCGACCTACTTCCCTGCGCGGCCGGACCGCTATGCCTTCTGCAAGACGTGCGACGTGGACCGGGATTGGTGCAGCGAGCAGCCGGCGTGCGTGAAGCAGACCGAGCTGTTCATGCTGCACAACGCGGCGTTCGAGCAGCGGAACCCGAAGGTGCTGGCCAAGGTGCATGGGCCGCTGCACGCGGCGCTGGTGGCGTGCCTGCAGATGTGCGTGCAGGCGGTGCTGGGCGACGGCGTGGTGATCAAGACGCCGAAGCTGGAGCTGCGGCCGGACAGCGACGGGAACATGGTGAACGAGGTGGTGACGTACTACGACGACCAGGGCCGGCTGCACACCATCTACGACTACGCGGCGAATCCGGCGTTCAAGCCGATTGCGGACCTGGTGACGCGGCTGGGCCTGAGCCTGGCGGACCTGGGCATGACGATCAAGGCGAACGAGGACGAGCAGGAGCAGCTGCGCGGCCGCCTGGGCGGCGCGGCGCGGGCGCCGGAGGTGCTGGAGGACTTCAGCCGGCGCACGGCGGCCGTGCTGGAGAAGCTGCCGGGGGTGATGGCCGCCGCGAAGGCCGCGGCCGACAACGACCCGGTGCTGCTGGCGCACCAGCGCGCGCATGGCAGTGATGCCGTGAAGGGCGGCTGATGCGGGTCAGCGCGGCAGATCGCGTCAAGCACGCCTCGGTGGCCGAGGAGGAAATCATGCGCTGGGCCCGGCCGGACCCGCGCACGGGGCTGCGGCCGCACGCCCTCTGGCACAAGCACGTGCACAACGTGGAGCTGGACCCGGTGCAGATCCTGAAGATGCACGAGATGGACCAGCACCCGAACACCATCGACTTCAGCTGCCGGCGCACGGGCAAGACGGCGGTGAAGGAGATGTACAACCTGGAGCGGGTGGCGACGGAGGCGCACCAGGACTGCGGCATCGTGGCGCCACGGCAGCAGCAGGCCCAGAACAACCTGGACTACATGCTGGAGGCGATCAGGCGCAGCCCGATGTTGAGCGCCTTCATCAACTACAAGCAGGGCCGGCCGCAGCTGGCGGACACGGGCTTTCAGTTCGCGAACCTGAGCGGGGCGAACTGCTACGGGATCATGAGCCAGATCGACGGCGACTCGCTCACCATCGCCAGCCTCGAGGAGACGGACGACATGCCGCAGGAGCGGCTGATGAGCCGGCTGCTGCCGATGCTGGGCGCGGCGCGGCGGCTGGGTGTGGACGCCGGGGCGGCGCGGTTCAAGCCCGAAGTGCGCGTCACGGGCGTGTACAAGGGCGCGGGGGTGGTGCAGGGGCTCATCGACTCGGGCGAGTACCACACGCTGCCCATCGTGGACGTGCACCTGGGCATGGCGCTTGGCGCGGTCGACGCGGCCTGGGCGAAGAGCATGCAGGTGCAGCTGCCGGAGGACGAGTACATCCGCCAGTTCCTGTGCCGCAACATCCAGGCGCGCAACTGGATCTGGGAGCAGCACATCCGCCGCGCGCCGGCGCTGGGGCTGGAGGCCGGCCTGCAGCGGGCGATGCCGCTGCCGGGGGCGCGCTACAAGCGGCGCGGGCTGCTGAGCTTTGGCTACGACCACACGGGCCACGGGGAGCGGCCGGAGGCGTCGAAGAGCGCGCTGGTGGTGTGCGAGCAGATCGGGAACTGGGTGACGTTCCCCTTCGTGCATCAGTGGGGCGCCGGCGTGGATGACTCGGCGATCCGGCGCGACCTGGTGAGCTTCTGGGACTACTTCAGGCCGGACTACGCCATCGGCGATGCGTTCGGCGTGGGCATGCTGACGGGGCTGAATGACGACCTGTTCAGCAAGGGCCTGACGCACATCAACCGCGAGGCGGTGGCGGATGGGCAGAGCACGGCCACGGCGTGGGCGGGCTGGGCGTTTGCGCCGCTGCGCTTTGACGGGATGACGAAGCACGTGATGGCCAGCGCGCTGCGCGAGGTGTTCCACCATGGCCGCGCGGCGATGCCCTACGTGGACTCGATGAGCGATGGCGAGGACGCGACGTGGCTGGCCTTCCTGCGGCAGCTGGGGAACATCCGCGGCGAGCCGACGAAGGCGGGGTACAGCAGCTTCAAGATGGTGGACACGAAGTTCGGGGATGACTTCTTCGACGCGGCGTGTGCCGGCGTGTACGCGCTGATCACTCGTGGCCAGGCTGATGCACCGACGGTGGTGCAAACGCGCCGCATGGGCCGCGAGGGGCTGCTGGCGGGCGTGCCGCTGCAGCTGAACCGCCA